AAGGTTCTCCCTTACCCTCATAGCCATCCCAAAAGAATTCATGCAAGTCACTGATGTCATCACAGACAACAGAGTTGTTTGACATTGCTCTCCATGATGGAATGTTTCCCATGTCCCATCGCTTAGCTAACAGATATTCAACATCGTCTGCGTCACCAATAGCAATCTGTGCTGACCTACGTACATTACCAGCAACAACAATGGAGCCAATGATGTTCATAATGTCTAAGCAATCAATGGGGCGTAGCTGCTTTCCTTTGCGCTTCTCCAACACAGCAGAGATGTTGTTGATGCCGTTACACAAATCTTCAGGGCCACTAGCTGTACCACCAAAGCCTCTGATGGGTGCTCCCTTACCACGAATAAGCTGTGTGCTATAGGTGAAGGTACACCCGTTATCTGTATCGCTTAAGAGCGCTGCTTTGAGAGTTTTGCCCAAAAGTTTAACCCACCCTTCACGGCTATCTGGCACAATAAAAGAAGCGTCAGCGGTATCAAGGCGAACAGGACGAATAAATCCAGAATTAACGAGCGGAAGTTTATCAACATTTTTCCTTTGAATGTTATAGCCAACACCACTGCCCAACATCAACAAATCCATAGCCCATGTGAAAGGCTCAATAGGTTTATCAACAACAGTGAATGCACAGTTCTGTAGGCTAGCTAAGCCTAGTTTGGATACAGTGGGAGTTCCCAATTGCCACAGGAAGCGTCCTGCAACAATGCCTTTTAAACCCAACAGATAGCCCCTTAAACGCTCTTGTTCTACTTCGGTGAAGCCACACCCTAGCTGATCGTTAGTGGCTCTTACAACCCTGTCTACTACGTCTGTAAACTCCTCTGTCTTACTGTTTAAATCTGTCTCATTAAGTCTTCGTGCATATGTTCTTTTCATTGTTAAATAGCCAACAGTTGACCAAGGCGTTACTACATTAGTATTCATGTTTCTCCAGTGTGAATGAATGTTGAGGTGAAAAAAAGGAGCAGAGTTGCTCCTAGATGGGGATGCAGTTATACACCAAAATTATTCTTCAAAAAGATCTTCTTCTTTATCTTCATCTCTTGGTTGCCAATTTGTGTATACCAATCTATCTGTGACAAGCAGATTATGAGTGTAAATATCCACATCATACAAAACATCTTGCTTGATGGGGTAGCCATAGACAATTTCTAAGAAAGAAAGGAAAGCTTCTACAGCGTTAGGCCAAGTAGCAGCATCGTCAATTTCATAGGAAAGTTCGGTGGTTTTTCCATCGACTGTAGTGTGTCTAAAAGTGTACTGAGAAGTAGACGGTTGGTTTGAATATTCTCTCATGTCAAGCTCCTTCAAACTCATACATAAATTCTGTCAAGCCTATATATTCATCTGCTTCACTAGGAATCATGTAATAGCTAAGCAAAACTTTGCTTGCATTACGCACACGGATGTTGTCATCAATATCTTCTTGCAAGGATGAAGTATTGTGATAGGTGTTTATCAAACATTTTTTCAATTCCTTAACAAAGATTGAATCAATTTGCTCAGACTCAAGAGCCACCCACACCGTATCATCTTCGTCTTCTACTTCGTCTTCTTCTACAACAAACCAATCGTCTTCATCTTCATCGTAGTAATACCAAGCGTCTTCGTCTTCTACATAATAGTATTCAACGTCTTCATCTTCATCATAGAAGTAGTTAGCGTCTTCTTCTTCCTTCCTTCAGCTTCTTCTTTTGCTGCATAGGTATCAGGAGTGTACAGCTTACCTTCTTCCACAGCCTTAGTTAACATGTTTACTAAAGCATAGTTAATTAAATGATGTGTGGCTTCTTTGTCCATGTCTACATGGCAGTTGACACTTCCGTCTTCGTTCTCTTGGTACTGAGTCAGTTCAATTTTCATTTCTTTTTCCTTAGGTTTTTTTCCTCGTCAGTTTTTAATTTATGACAAGGCTTACACAACACCTGCAAATCAGGCAACTCACAAAACATTCTATCAATATATACATCCCAACTAATAAACCCTACAGAAGGGTCAACTACTGGATGTATATGATCTACTTGTACATCTGCTGCTACACACTCTTCCTTACACATAGCACACTTGTAATGTTGTGCCATTAGTCCTGTCTTCTTATTAGTCTTCCTACCAATCAACGCAGACTTAATAGCTGTATATTTTGGAGGCCACTTACGGGACGCTGCTCTTAAGGCAGACGTAATGAAGCTTCTAAATCTAGCGTCAGTCCACTGACCACCGTTTCTATTCTTTTGAGAGAGTTTCATCAATTATGTTAGACATATTAGCAATAGACTCTTCTTGTGAAAAGAGATCATGAATAATGCTCAAAGTTTCTTCAAGAGACACAGCAACAAACTCAGCACATACCTCTGTGTTGTTTTTAATCTCCGTGTAGAAAACCACATAGCCATTAGCTACCGGCCTTATTTCAATTGAGTTGTCTTGTATCATGGTAGTCCTTCAATGTCTATATGATTGAAAACAGTCTCGCTTGGATACAATGTTTCTAGTCCATCAGATACACACTCTTCAACAAACTCAGATAAAGAATCTTCATCTAAGTAGATGGAGAGTAAGTCTTCAGGGTCTACAAAAAAAGTGACCGATACATTTATTTTAATCATTCCATAGCCTCCAGACGCTTATCAATTAGCTTGGCATATCCCATGATGTCATGCCAACTATCACGATGATAACAGTCTCCGTTAACAAGTCGTGACATTTTGTGAGCAATCATATCCAAAGCTTCTGCCATATCCGGTTCTAACATATGATAGTTAACTCCGTATTTCAAGACAGCCTTTAAGTCTTGGGCAGTGGTAGAAATATTCACAAATTCTCCATAATGTCTAGCTCTTCTATCTAAAGTTTCTTCGATGTTCATATTAATGCTTTCCACCTACAGTTTTAGTTGCCTCAGTTAAAACAAGGCTGTCCCCAAAACTATCATGATTAGGGTCGTATTCAAACTCACCAACATCACCATAAAATTTACTACAGTATTCCATAACTTGTTTAGCAATTTCTTCATGCTCTTCCATAAAAGGTATGACGGACGCAAGCAAGACACCCATTCCAATCATGTCGTCCATGCTTTCTTTAGTGATGGTGACAGGGCCAAAGCCACTTACCAATACATCAAAGCCTCCTGACCACTCACCATCATCGAAAGTGGGACGAAGAATAACAGCTACATCATTGGGTCTTAAGTCTGATTTATTTTCCATGTTCTTCTTTCATTGGTGGTTGCCATTCCTGTCCTTCATGTCTACGAAGCCAAAGCAGTCTAGCATTTTCTAAAACTCTTGCTTCATTTCCATCATAAGCAAGAACACAAGCAGCATACATATCTTCTTCAGATGTTGTCTCAGATAAAATCTTCTCTGCTTTAACAGGGCCAATGCCTTGTAAGCCAATGATATTATCAGCAGCATCTCCTGTCAATATTTGTTTGTAAAAAGAATGCATGCCCACCTCAGGAGTAACATGATATCCAATCTTCTTAACAAAGTTGTAGTGCCAGCCTGCTATCTGATCTAAGTCTTTATCTACAGAAGATATTATGCATTCTTCTTTAAGGACAGTTGCTTCAATAGCGATGGCATCATCTGCTTCCTGTCCTTCAATAACGACAGCACCCCACTCCTTCACCATGTGTTGGCGTAGAGCAGGGAGGTGTTCAGGCTTAGGCGCTGTTCTGTTACCTTTATAAACAGCAGTGGTTGCTATGTTGTTCCTAAAGTTATTCTTTCCTGTGAGAAAGAGTTTCCACTGGCTTACATAGCAACCATCAAAGGTGTTATCCACACCGCATGTAAGAATGTCAGCGATATAACTGTTAAGAGTAAACTTAGCAGTGGTTATGCTTTCATCCTTACATGCAAAAGCGATGCGATATCCAATGATATCAGCATCAACTAAGGCTATCATCAGGCGACAGGCTGTTCAAAGGGCAGGGGAAGCTGTGCTTCCTTAGCTTTAGCTTCTTGCTGAGCAGCCTGCACTTGTGGTGCAGCTTGTTGTTGAATGGTGTTGACCAGTTTAAAGACCATATCATAGGGAACTTTACCTAAAGCACCCATAATAATGTTAACATCATCAACATGGAGATCAAGTTTAATTTGCATTTTGTTTTCCTTTACAGAACGTCTTCATCATCAGCAGAGATACCACCACCACCTGAGTATTCAACCAAGTCAGTGACAACCAGCTTGATCAAGGATGCGCTAACACCTTTTTTATTTTTGTATGTCCAATCATATGTACCAACCAAAGCCTTAGCCTTGCTACCATTACCAATGTCTTCAGTGATTTCATCACCATCAACATCGAATGCTTTCATTGGTTTGTTCTTAGACTTACAGGTGATGTACTTACCCATGTCAGCCTTCTTCTCACTGTCTTGATTAACAGACAAGCCCATTTCTTCCAAAGCTTCTGCTGCTGCATCAGACAAGTTACACAAGTTAACTTGGTAAGCACCGCTCATCTCATTCATCTTGTTCAACTGCGCCCAATAAATGTCGCACTTAATCTTCAACTTCTTTTTTTCATCAGTCATTTAATTTTCCTTTATCAAAACCCACCAGTAACGTCAGTGGCAATCACGCCCTTTCGGGAACTAAGCATTTGTAATATCCAAATAATCAGCAGCTTTTCTGAGTAAGGCTGCATCATCTTTCAACATTCCAATTGCTCTGTTACATTGATTACAAAGCAATCCTCGAATCTTTCCAGTAGTGTGATTATGATCCACAGAAAAACTCCATTTTGCCCTGTCTCCCAACACATTATTTTCTGTAGTTTCACAAATAGCACATTTATTGTTTTGTTTTTCTAGCATAGAAAAATAAATATCTAAGTCTATCCCATACCTAGACTTAAGATTATTTTTTCTTAGGCTAAGCTTAGAAGAGATTAAGTTATTTTCTTTCCATTTTTTTCTGGCCTTCTCATCACAAAGTTTACACCTGTAAGATTTACCATCATTTTTATTTTTAGAATTGTAAAAAGAATCAAATGATTTTCTAGTTCCACAAACACAACAATCTTTTTGTTGCTCTTCTACATCTTTATCAATATCATTTTTAGTACGCTTTAATTTAGGCATATTTCCTCCTATTTAAAGTTATACAGACTAATGACATTCATGTCAATACTTCCATTGATCAGTGAGTTTGCTTCCAATTGTTGCCAATCTTTCCTTCGGCATCAACAGGACATCTAAATTGTAACACTTCACCTGCTTTTGTTGCAGCTTTTTCTATTATATCTACAGCTTGTTGTGCCTGAGATACATCAACTTCCCATTGTGTTTCATCGTGTACAAAAGCCACAAGCTTTGCATCTATGTTAGCTTCATTCAAAGCCTTCGTAGATTCTATAAGCCATTGCTTAGCCACCACTGCACCAGCACACTGAAGCAAAGTGTTTAAGGCAGCATGCTGTGATCTTATACCTAATATTCTACCGTCAAGGCCGGGCAATTTTCCATTGCTACCAATCTTGTTTATCTTCTCCTTTAGCTTCTTTAAAGCTGGAGTATTATCAAGAAAGTTTTCAATGAGCTTCTTACCCTTTGCTGGAGACACACCAGCAGTGAGTCCAACCTTAGCAGCACCAGCGCCGTAGAGCATTGAGTATGTCATAGTTTTCGTTTGATTACGAAACTTCTTATGCTCACTATTACCATCGTCCTTCACTGTGCCTTTAGGAACAAGACCAAAAGCTTGGCAGTTCTTCCAATGGATATCACCCTTCAAGAGTTCTTCTTGCCACTCTAGATCACGCATGTAATGGGCTAGGCAGCGTAGCTCAATGCCACTCAAGTCTACACCCACCTGCACCTTTCCTTTAGGCACAGTCCACATCTCTCTACACTCAGCACCATAGGGATTGCCTACGGCTGGAACCTGTGCCATGTTAGGACTACTGTGTGTACACCTACCCGTCACTGCACCATTGGTAATCACTCTGCCATGCACCCTGCCATCAGGCTGTACAAGTTCAAGCCAACTACTAATCTGTGCTACACGTTTCTGTAGCATGAGATATTCAGCAACAAGCTTTGCCTCAGGAAGATCAATGCCTTCAAGCACTGTCTCATCCACAATGATGTTGCCCTTCTCTGTCTTCTTATTGAACACAACACCTAAGCCTTGTAGACGCTCAGCTATTTGCTGCCTGCTGCCCGGATTAAAGATGGTAACTTTATCTTTCAATTGTTTACCTGTCTTATCAGACCAGCGTTGTTCAACAATAGGCTTGAATGTTTGCTGCATCTGCCCTTCAATGTCAGCCATGCGTCCACTAAGCTCAGCTTGTAATAGCATAGCCTTGCGCTCATCAAGCATGAAGCCTGTGTCTTCCATCTTCTTACAGACAAGAGCCACTTCATGTTCAAGCTGAATGCTCTTAGCACTGAAGCCTTCATCAGCCATAACTTTAGTTAGAT